AAAAAGCAGATGAAATTCCTTTTGATGGTTGGACTCAATCAATGAATGATTACAGCCTATTCGTAAAGAGGATATGTAATCTAATAGGATATGATACTCGCATGGTTGGTTATATTAAAGATAAGCAAATAAGTGCCAGAGCATATACTAATGGAAAGACTAAAATCACTTTTAATTTAGCACATTATAAAGGTGGTTTGAATTTTGATCCCTACAATGAAGATAATCTGGGTACTATCTTACACGAACTAGCCCATCATAAGGTAGACGAAAAGCTGTCGCATGGAAGTGATTGGTATCACGAATTAGAGCGAATAGCCGGGAAATTCGTCAAACATCATCTAGTGAAATTAATGTAAATTAAATTAGTTGATGTCAGCATGGTAAAGGTTCGATTCCTTTATCATGCTCTGTCGCATGGTGCGACTAATCTCAACAAAATAAATGGAGGTAAACTTATGTTTACAGTTAATGTTAAAAATGAAATGTCGGATAAGACACTTTGTAACATCATACAGATTGCCATTGAAGGTGGTATCAATTATTGGTGTAGGTCAGTAATTGTCTGGGATAATGATAATCAATTCAGACCCCCTAATCTACCAGAGCATTGTATGGATGATTTTATCAAAGAAAAACTCACATCAAATATATTCAATTTTGATAAGTGGGAAGACGCTGATTATGATAAATATTGTCTTAGGTTTATATTATCTGAACCTTTTGAAAATGGGCAATTAGAATACGATATAAACTATCATGACTTAGTTGATGCTGTAGAAACATGGATGAATGATAACAAATTCGTTTCACTTGGAGTTGATGGCGATAATCTGGATGCCGGTGATTGTGATTCAATAGTGCAAATTGCTTTGTTTGGAAAGGTGGTGTTTGGATAATGGCATATATAGGATGTGAAGTAATACACAAATGCAGTAATGGATATGAGTATTACTACCACGAAGAGGAACTAATAGGATTAGTTCAAGATAGGATATATGTAGATGAAAGTATCATACGAAAAGCAATAGATGATTTGTCGGAAATGAAAATCATATCAACAGAATGTGATAAAAATGGAGAGACAGTTTACGACGATGGAGACCTTGACCAGATAGTAGATGAAGTAGAATTTGCAAAGGAGTATGAAGGATGAAGAAATTATCATACCAAGCATTAATTCAATACTTTGATTTGGATAGGAACAACTGTCTATTGACAAGAGAGGATTTCTGTAAAATCATTACCGATTTTATTAATAACCCAGAAAGAACAAGAAAGGCTTATCTGGACGGATTAAAAGGTTGGATAAATGAAAGAGCAGAAATGGGATGGCATATTAATGAACCCATAGAGACACATGATGAAGTTTTTGAATTTTGGAATACAGATACAAAACCAATTCATGTACCAGAAGTCATTGATACCGGAGCGAAAGGCAAAGTGTATCTAAGTGATTGGAAACGAGCAGTAGAAATAAAGGAGATGATATTGTCTAATTTTGTACAATGGTATACATCAGATGAAGAAAAACGAAATCACCTTTATAAAGCTATTGATAGTTACATGGAAAATGAAGGATATGAATACATGGAGATTGATGTGAAAAATATCTCAGAGATGTTTTGGGATGAAGATGAAGAAAAGGAAAGGGAAAGATGAACGAATACAGAACAAGACAGAAGTACATTGAAGAAGAGATTGATAATGTAGTTTCAATTAGGGCAAACATTACAGAGCAAGATTACTTGCAACTGAAATCCAATGCCATGTTAAAAGGACTAACACTACAGCAATACTTTGGACAAGTGTTACGGAAAGTCGCTACGAAGAAGAGTAAATAGAGGAGGTTAAAAAAGCCCCTAGCGTAATGCCGGGGGCTTTTTTTGTTTCCTAGACATTGGCGGTGCGTTTACATGCATGGCATAACTAGGTACTTGCAAGTAATATGAATTAAACAGCCTCTTTACTGTCTTTCTTCTTAGCCAATCCTTGCAATTCTTTCCACCGCTTTCTAAGCAATGATAATAATATTTCAAATCTTGTAGGAGATAGATAAATAAGGAAATCTGTATATCCAAATTGAAAGTTCTTAACACGAATCAATTCATCTACTCCAATGATCAGTTCTGCTTCTATATACTTCCTGAGACATTCCTTCCAATGAGGGTCTTCTCCATAATACTTTTTCTCACTCATTAAGGGGAGTATTAACCTCAACTTCTACACCGCATTTATCGCAACTATATAAAGAAGATATTCCCTCCCCTTCATACCCTAACTCATCAAATCCAAAATCATTATTCCACCTTAATTCAGTATTACACCTACCACATTTCCACATTATAAATATTCCCCATGCATAGCTAGGTCTTTACCACAATCATCACAGTTTAAATTCTCTGAAACATTATTTTCTGGTTCTGCTGGTTGATAGGTATAATTAAGATGCTGACAGTTATCTTTTATTTGAATCAATTTAATAGCACAATAAACAAGACCATCCATTACTTCCTCCAATGTTTCTTGTAACATATTCCTAGGGTCATCAACAGATATTGCATCACCATATTTTCTAGCACCTTCCATCATTCGTTCAGCTATCAAGTCAACTATTTTGTCATTAATAGGAGGCTTCTCCCCTACCCTTTTAGACATTTTGGACATACTTTATAATCCTTCCCAAGTTTTACATAAGACTTGTAATACAAATACAGTCTTCTGCCATTCCGATATGTTTCTTCCCATCCAATATCACATTCTGGACAACGACCAATGCTTTTATCTGCATTATCAGTCGATGTATCCGTTATTACATTCTTTTGAGGTACTTCTCTATTGTTACCTCTTTCAATGGCATCAATTACCCATTGAATAGTGTTTTTTTTATCATGTGTAGCCAACAACTTCGCATCCTAACTACCTCCAATTAATCACAAACACCATCTTCGCATTTAGAAGGTGCTAATCCTTTATACTCAGTAACTTCTCCCTTATCTAATGCATGTCGAATCATAGAAGTCATTCTAAGTGCATTTTCAACATCATCTTCTTCTATCCAAGTAAACCTATTTTCATTGCCATGAAGAGATAACATCTTTAAAGATTTTAAAAGTAGGTCTACTCCTAAATCATCTGTTGTTATTTGTATCTTGCTCATTCTTTCTCCAACTTGGTTATCTTATATATTTCTCCCCGGTCTTCTTTAAATAAGACCCAATCACAAGTTCCCAGAGCTAACCATTTAGGAACTGTTTTTCTAACCTTACATTGTATCTTAATACCATCAGCTAGAATATCAACATCTTCAGCATGGCCTAACGCTAATCCATTAGAACCCCATGCTCTTTTAACATCTTTATAATTCATGCTTTTAAGTTTATCAACACACTCTTTTTCAAAGCGGTTGCCTTTTGCTTTTGATTTACTAGCCATCTTCTATTGCTCTCCCATATCTATAATACCACTCAATCGTAGCATTATCCCCATAAGTAATATCTCCCCAAGAGGTATCTTCTTTCTCTAAGGAATCCCAACACATCATTTCACATAATTCTTTTATAAGATATTTAGGCATCTTTCTCCAAGTATATCTATAGTCATAATGCAACACTAAAAAAGATGTTTTATAAATCGTGTCTCGTAATTTCCATCTTAGGTCTAAAGTAAACATTTCTTGCTTACGACTTTTAAACGAACTACTTGATAATATTAATGGCTTATTATGAATCATTAGAAGTATGCCCTCCAGTAAATTCCGGGTATCGTTCATATTGCCAAAACCAATTACGATTCCCTTGATTGTTTTTTGCCACAGTTAAAGCAAGTGTTATACTGTTAGTGTTTTTATAAGGAACAAAAGCGACTGCTTCTTTGGGAGCAAAAAATACCGCTACGACATCTACCCTATTTGATTTTGTATATTTACCCATCTTAACCTCTATCGATGTAGCCGTATTCATCTTAGTAACAGTTTTTATTTGCACACGATCAAATTTATGTTGATTTGTTTCCACAACTAAATCGACATGGTTTTCATCTGAAATAGGTCTATAGATTTTATCGGCATAACCTTGCCTAATTAATGTGCGATACACACTTAGCTCACCATATACCCCAATGGTATTTGTAGAATACTTATTAGAAAAACCATGTTGTTGTTCCCAATTATCCAGAGCGATGTCAACTTCATCTTTATCAAATTTTACATTATCAGACATTTAATCTTTCCGACATAGTAAACATTTACGAATCACTAATTTGTACTTAGGGAAATCTTTGTATTTAACTACCATTTTTTTATTGGAGGTAGCCGAAGGTTTTACTTCCTCATAAACATAATTACAACCATCGCAATTATATACGGCATAGTTTTGTTTCCAATTCATATTCTTGCCATGTTTAATCTGCCAATTCTTATTACTTGATGTAGACTCCAATATCCAATCAATGATGTGCGTATCATCTATTTCATTATTCATGTCTAACTAAAACTCTTTATAAAATTATTCACTATTTGATAATCCTTATCATTCACTAAATCCTCATTATCATTAACAACCTTCTTTTTAGGTTGTGGATTTCTTATTGCTAATTCGTTCTCATATAATAACTTGTTAAATAAATCACCCTCATTACACTTAGGACATATCTTCTCAGCCTTCCCTTTTTTGTATTCTGTTTTCTCATGGCACTCAATACAATACATTGTAATTGTTTCTGATTTGGCAATAACTGTTTCTTTCTGGAACATCTCATTATGTATGGCATAAATACCATCTGTCCAGAAATTCTTAGGATGCTTATAAATAAACTTTTTATCCACCTCGCCCTTACCTACTTTGTCTAAATAAAAATCAATAGCCTCTCCTACTCTACCATGCCCACCAACTGTCATTACTGCTTTCTCAACTAAATGGCTATACACCCCAAGTTGAATTGAATGATTAAAGAATATTTCATCTAACTTTTTCATTAATAAATGAATCTCTTCTTTATTTATTTTTTCCTTCTTATGAGTATTCTTATTGTCTTCTTCTAGTGTAGTCTGCCCTGATTGTGTCCTGATTGTGCCTTCCGTTGTGACCGCCGTTGTGCCCTCCGTTGTGACCGCCATAGGCTCATTTACTCTCGACAAATGACTGCCCTCCGTTGTGCCTTCCGTACTGCCCTCCGTACTGCCCCCCATAGCGTTCCCCGTGGGGACTCCCATGTTGGAGTAATTCTTAGGGTCTTGATACGCATTATATTTATTAATTGTAATGACCAGACCCCTAAAACTTTTCTTAGTTCGTATCATTTCTCTATCTCTTAAGAAGTCTATAGCGGAGCGTATTTGTTTAGTACTATACTTGGTTTTGCGGAATCCTTCGTACCAATGCAAACCCTCCGCTATATGTTCATAAGTTCCAAACCATTGACCTCTTCTAAATTTTTTACTATCCGCAAAATTTGACCGATGTATAAGGTGGTCGAATACTTCTCTGGTTACTGGTGATGCGTGTGCAATATCACTTTCCATTATTTTTCTGGCTTTGATATAGTAGCCACCTCTTATTTTATTCTTGATCCCCAACAATACCCTCCATTTTCATAAAATTGTCTATAGGTATATAAACACATGGCTCTCTATCTTGGTCATCTCTCATGTTATTCATACCACCCCACCTAACAGCCGATTTCCCTAAACTATTATTACCTATAGCATGATGTCTTCTTACCTCTATATAACTAATACAATCATTGTGCCTGATATATAAATAACTCGGAATAGATGTAGACTCATAAAGGTCTATCATCTTTTTTATCTTATACTGAGCTATCATAAATTCTTTATAGACACCATGTTTATGTCTTCTCCATCTTAATTCTATCCAACCTACCGGTTTTTCATTGACCTCCGCTAAAAAGTCAACACTATATTTAATAGGTAGTTTGTACAAATCTATATTGTGATTTGATTTCATCCATTTCTGGAAGTTTACTTCTCTCTCTCTATCGAGATTGTTTTCATATGTTTGCCTTACCATATAATAAGGGGTGTTAAGTCACAAAAAATAAAGGCTCAACACCCCTCCGACCCTTTATTAGAAGGGCAACTCCATATCTTTCTTAATGCTACTTAATGATTCAATAACATTATTTAGCCTAGATACGAGTTCAGTTTTATCCTCACCATTATTACCTATATTTTGAGTAGGTGCTTGTGGTGTTACTGGTGCAACTTGCTGTACTGGAGGTTGCACCGCTACTGGATTATTGACTGCTTGTTGCTGTTGACCATTAGAACCAAGAGTATCCATGTTTACATCATCTACATGAAACACTCCAAAATCAGTCTTAGTAGATGATTTTTTCTCGATTTTAACAGTTTGCCCACTCTTAACACCTTTGGCCATGAGTAAATCATGTAATCCGGGAGATGCTGTGAATTTGCATTTATCCCCAACATAGTATTGAGGCTTGTCATAGTTGTCTAGTCTAGTAAGATTCCCATCACCCCACGCTTGAATCGTGACGTTAACCGGGACATCCATATTAAACTTCAACTGCGTCCAATCTGACATCGGCAATTTCCTTTCTTAAGTTGAATTGTACTCTAGGATTCCATTTTGCTTTCTGCTTATATCCACCATCTTTTGTCATATACTTATTTTGATAAATCTTAAGTATATCTATCCACATTTGAGGCTTTACTTGTTCTATCTTCAGCGAGTATGTAGGTTTCAATTTGAAGGAATCCTTAAGGTATAGCACAGCAATATGATCGACCTTGTAATCTGGATTTAATTCATTCCAGAGCATTGCATATGCATTACCTTGAATCATGTGACTATCTTGTTGAGAACCGGTCTTTATATCTAAGATAGTTCTTTGAGCTAAAGAACCTATCTCACAGACTTCATCAGCCGTACCAGCAAATCCTAAAGATTCTGAATACATCTGATATTCACATTCTAAAAGTAGTGGCTTGTTATCCTCATAATACTGCATATACGATTCAATGTACATGCAAATACTTCTGAGTAAAACACTCTTGCCACCACTCATGGCAATATCAATGATACTACAGTACCGAAATACTATATCTTTGATCTCGCCAAAACTTAATGTTTCACCATTTTTTAATTTTTCTACACAATAATGAACCGCAGTTCCTTTATTCGCTTTAAAGTTTCTATACCAATCAGCAAAGTGTCCGTAATTCTTTAGCCATGTATCAAAAGCATAACCTTTATTCATTACATTGCTAAGTACTGTAGTTACAGATGGTACTTTCAATGAGTCATGCCCCCTTAATGAATAATATCTACCAAGAGTAGTTACATCTCTTTTAATTTTTTGATGGGTGAATGTACTTGGGTTAGGGTCTTTCATCTATTCTCCTATATATAAAATCGGTTGCCAGACATGAATTGAGTGGAGGTTGTACCCAATTCGAATCTCATTGTGGTCATATGCGGAGGGTGATTAAGTCGAGATTTCTTAGCCGACAACCGATTAATAATTTGTGGTATTTTAGCTTTAAATGTTTGTGGTTTTTTGTGATATATATTTATCAAGTGATTCCTTTGGTATGCGGTAGGAGCGGTAACCTTGCTTTAAATAACCTATCTCCTTACTATGTATCATATCCAAAACACTCTGCCTATCTATCTTCAGTATTTCAGCAACTTCCGCAGTTGTGAAAAAAATATATTGCTCTGTATTCATTATTATTGTTACTTTGTGTTTAATTATGATTAAATTAGTATGATGTAATTTAGTGGTAATTAGTGGCGTGTGCAATACTTTTAATTAGAATCGTTATAAATGGAGGTCTATAATGGGAACAGACTTAGGAAATATGATAAGAGTTTTTAGAGAGTCTAAAGATTTGAGTCGAAAAGAGTTTTGTAAAGTAGTTGGTATAAGTACAAGTGGGTTAGCTTATTACGAGAAGGGTGATAGAGAACCATCGGGTAAGGTATTACATAAAATCAGAGAAGGGTTTAGTTTACCAAATACATTTTTTACAAAAGAATCAGAGGGAGATATTAAAGGAGAACAATCAATGAATACACAGTTATATGAAGACCATATAAAATTACAAAAACGAGAAATAAGCAGATTGGAAACGGATATAGATCAGTTACAAGCGACATTGGAAAAATTGGATAAAAAAGAGCCAGAAGAGCATGTTTGGAATGAACTAAATTTTCATTTTATGGCAGACGTGGAGTTGCATTGGGACGCTTTTGGATTAAATATTGGTAGAACTATTACTAATGTTACCAATATTGAAAAACAATCTGAAATATTAGGATATTCTACAAGCAAACTAGAACAGCTTTGGGATGTTGGAGTAAAACACAGAACGATGGACGACCATCCAATAAATTCAATATTACATCCTGAAACAATTGAAAATATCAATAAGATTGCAATGTCTTTACCGGCCATGTTTGAAATGGTCAAAAAAATAGTTGGTAATTATTATATACCGAGCAAACTATTATATGAGTGTAAGGATGGTTCTTTTATTGGAGGAATATCTTATAATAAAATTATTTGGAGCGAAAAGAAGGTTCGTTCTAAGGTGGAATATATAATCGAAACCGATTTTAATCAGTAAAGAGAGGAGGTATTTAATGTATGGATTATATCAAAAACCTTCTGGAGTTTATTATTATTCAAAAGGAAGTGGGAAAAATCGTATAAGAAAATCTTGTCAAACTAAAGAAAAAAGAATTGCTAAAAAAAGAGCTAAAGAGTTTGATGAACTATATTGGAATTCAAAGGGTGTAATTAGAACAAAACTTAGCGTCTTAATAAAAGAGTATAAGGCGACAGTAGAACATTTAAAAGATGCTCGAGCTAATAAGCGTCATGTTGATAACTTTTTTAAGTGGCTTAAATCTGACCCAGATATAGATGAATTAAGACCAAGTGTATTTGACGACTATAAAAATTATCTGTTAACTGAGCTTAAACCAAAGGTCAACACCCCAAAGACAGCTCGTAATAAATTAATGGTATTAAATACGATGATGGATTATGCATACCATACAAAAGAGTATATAAATAGGAATCCGGTTAAAGGTATCAAGATGCCGTCAAAAAACGCAACAAACCCCAGAAGGCCAGTTCCTATTGAGGACATTAAAAAAGCGATAGCTGTAACCAATAATAGAAAAGATAAAATACTCTGGAGTTTATTACTTTATACAAGTCTTCGGGTAAATCAAGCTAGTAACCTTACACCTAATCAAGTTAAGCAAGGTATTATTCAAGCAAAAAGCAACATACCTAAACCAATACCCCTTCCAGACCACATACTCGCATTTGGCGATGAAATATATAACATATATCCAAATTCAAATTACTATGGTGATAGTAGAAAAAGGTATCAAAAGATCATGAAAAGTTTTGGTTATGATACTGACTTCCATTCAATCCGACATAGTGTTACTACTCACTTAGCTAAATCTGGTATGAGCGAGGCCGATATAAAGAACATCACCGGCCATGATTCTAAAGCCGTTAAGACCTATATACACATGGGTACTGATGATTTTGCTAACCTCATTGATAAAATATAGGGTGACACATTTAAGGGGTGACAGAATGGTGACACATTATGCACCCAAATAGCATAGAATGAACTACAATGACAGTCTCGTTTTAGAGGGAAAACAAGTAAAAGCCTCGTGGAGAGAGAGGGATTCGAACCCTTAATGCTCCCTCAGTAAATAATTAAAAGTGACAGATAGGTGACACTAGTTGCGTCCTAATAATAAAAAAACCCTCAATAAATGGAGGTTACCAAATTTCGAGGGTTTTATTATTAGCATTACTGCTATTCTCAACCCTTTAATATAAGTTAAACTACGGCATAAGAACTAATCAATTCTTTCTATATGAACTAAATCCATAAAGGTTTGATCGGTGATATTTCCATCGCTATCCCAATCAGCTCCAGACCTAATTTTTATATCCATCATGTGAGCAATGCCTCTTAACATACCAGCCATATAATAGTGACGCTTTATACCCATTTTAGATTTCATATCAATCGGGTAGGGCGATAGATCAAGTGCATCGCCAGTAAGATGCTTTGACTTCATTGTTTTAGATGCACCGGTCTTTACATAGTCTCTTTGTTTTTCGATAGAACGTACACCTTCAATAATGGATATATCCATTAAATGAAGACATTCCTCTACTACCTTAACTAAATCGGGATGAACACCCTTGAGTCTTCTTCGAGAGCGTTTCCCAAATTTGTACTTAGCCACTATTTAGAAATCTTAGCTTTTAACTTAGATTTTTTCTTTGGTGAGTAGTTTTCTATAAAGTCTTTAATGTCTGCAACCATAGCATCATCTTTCTTACTTGTAGTTGTTCTAGCAACAAACTCTAAAACTCTTACAATATATCCAGTAACACCATATCTGCGAACTTGTCTTCTAACATATCCAGATACCCAACTCATGCTTCTTTTCCCTTCCCGACTAAGCGACTAATTCCTTGCCATAGTACATCAACTATTATATCGTCTTTTTCAGAGGGTGACATTTTTACTGCCTTCTCTGCGACCATAAATGCTAATAGTACCCATTGCCAGTTACTAGACATCCAATCGATTATTTGATTTTCCATTATATAAACCTCATTATTATTGTTACAATTAGCGGAACTATAAAAACGGCTATTGATCCAAACATCTTTATTTGAGTAATAGTGGTTTCATGTGTCGCTACTTTACTATTCAATACTTCTAAATGCTTATCAATTCTTTGGAGAGCAATAAAAATACTATTTTGTCGTTCATCTAATTTTACTAAACGAGCCGTAACCTCATTTCGATAATCTTCTACATTCATTTTTTATTTAATATGCGTTTTTTCTTTTTACAGTCATCGCAAATGCCATTCATCGGTTGAGGAACTGGCTTTGCACAATAGATACATTGAAATGGCATTGGCATTATTTTTTCCTCATAGTCATATCAATATAAACTTTTAAATCAGACTTAATCTCTGCGTTCCATTTTTTTACTTTACCAAGCTCATCCATAATCTTATCTAACCGATGCTGTAGGTTCTCATGTTTCTCGTCAAATCTATTTAAAGTGTCTTCTACTTTTTCTTTTAAAATAAATCTTACTACACTATATAAGGCAAAGGCCAATCCAACACTAATAGCGACTGGAAATCCTAGCTCTTGTATTAATGTTATAATATCAGAGGTCATTTACTTCCTACTTAACATACCTTTTACTTCTTTTAAATCATCACTTACATCATGTATTTCAGAAATCAATCTATCCTCAACTCTAGCCCATTTATCCAAATTCTTGATCTGAATATTTTGCAAGTTAGAAATAATGGTACTCTGTTGCTCCAGTTCTACGGCTAAATTCTGTAATTGTTCTTGTTGTCTGGACGCTATTTTCCCAGACTGTATTACTTGGTACACTACAATCATTGCTATTATACCGCCAAACCCAGCTTGGAGATAATAATTTAAAACAGCTTCTTCCAAAGATTTATAATGCCTTTAAGTCTTTTTCTAGTTCTTCGCAGTCAGCTAAATCATTCTGCAAATCTGATATTTGCTCTTTAAGATATATAATTTCTTGAGCAATCTGAGACAAAGTTTTTTCTTGGGTAGAATCATCTAATGCTTTCCCAGTAGATGGGTCATATTGCTTTTTAATTATCTGCAATTCTTCATGTGACTGTTCAGCAACTGCTTCTCTTACTACTTTTCCATCATCATCTTTAACTTCTGTAATAGCTGGAATATCGACAACTTTAACTTTTGCCACAGAAACACTTTTAGCAATTTTTAATGCTTTATAGTTTTTCATTCTATTTTTCCTTTAATTGTTTTTCTAGCTCATCAATTTTGGTACTGAGCTGTTGTACCGCCTTTACTAATGGTGTAATTAATTCTGTCACACCTAAACCTTGCATACCATCTTCACTTTCTGTCCATGCAGTAAAGTCAGAATGATTTGCTTTATCCATTGCCTCTTTTACTTCTTGTGCAATAAATCCATATAATTTTTTATCGTTAGCTTTAGTTTTGTTTTCGTTATAATCATTAAATGTTTTTGGATATTCACTTTTTGATTTCTTTTTGTAAGTAACTGGTCTTAAATCGTTGATAAATAAAAGACCTAAGTCTAAATCTTTTATATCTTTTTTAATTCTTTCATCTGATACTTGTTGCCAAGTAGCATTGCTACTAAAATCACACCAGATATAACCATTTACACTACCAGTAGTTATTGTATCATTTCCTTTTCCAATAAGTAAATCATTATGTTCTCCAGCACCAAAAACCAATTCATTTGTAATGTCTACTGCTGATGATTTTGTATAAGCACCTACATAAACACTGTCCTCTCCAGTTGTCATTGTCGAATTAGCATTCATACCTATACTAGTATTATTTGTCCCCGTTGTCATTACATCAGCTGAATTATACCCAATAGCTACATTATTGTCTCCAGTAGTCATTGCAAGTAAACTTTCATGCCCTACCGCAACATTTTTAAGTCCTTCTGTAATTGCATATAAACTTTTATAACCTACTCCAACATTAGAGCCACCAGTAGTAATTGACCTTAAACTCTGATAACCAACACCAACATTATATGAGTAGTTACTAGCACTGGTTCCAACCAAACTTTCATAGCCAAATGCTGTATTATATTGTCCAGCTTCATTGTTGTATAAGCTAGTTGTACCTAATGATGTATTAGCTGAACCAGTAGTATTTCTAAATTGAGAATAAGCACCTATTGCCACATTATAATTTGAAGTTGTCATTGACTTTAAGGTATCAAATCCTAATGCCGTATTATGTAATGCACCATTTAAAGCTCCCAACATAGAATTAGCACCGATACCAACATTTCCATCACTAACAGCCGTTACCCAAGTACCGCCCCCAGCACTATCTCCTATAAAAATATTTTGAGTACCACCGATAGTACCAGTTCCATCCATTGCTAATGAACCTATAGCAATACATTTAACTAATGCTCCAGTTCCACCCTGACCAGATGAATTACCCACAAAAACATTATGGTCTGCATTTGAATTATTAATATATCTTCCTGCATCGTCTCCAATAACAACATTATTATTTTCACCACTATCAGCAGTATATAATGCTCTTCTTCCAATAGCGATATTATGTGAGTTGTCAGTTAGTTTATATCCAGCAGAAAAACCTATGGCTATATTGTAACTACCACTAACGATATGATACATTGAATCATAACCAACAGACACATTTTGTTGTGGCGTAGCATCATCCCCAGCGTAAAGTCCATACATAGCAGTAGTACCAACCGCTGTATTTGCTGAACCAAGTTCATTGTGATATAAAGCATTTGCACCTACTGAAACATTCATAAGATTACTTCCGTTTTCAGTATAACCAGCTCTATAGCCAATTGCTGTACTATATCCGTTATTTGTACCGAGCTTCATTGCTTCATAACCCAAAATGGTATTATGTCCACCAGTCGTTATAGCATTTCCTGATTTAAAACCAAGAGATAAATTGTTAGTACCAGTCGTAATTGCCATTAATGAAGCATATCCAACAGAAGTATTATTACTATGTGAATTACCACTTGCACCACCTTGAGAATCTCTACCAATAGCAACATTAAAGTTACCAGTTGCATTATGATATAAAGCTGAATTACCAATAGCAGTATTAGACCCCCCAGTTGTGATGCTATAATGAGCATTAGAACCCACCGCAACATTATAACTTCCCGAAGTGAGACTTCTTGAAGAGTTAGTTCCTATACTAACATTAAAATCACCACCATTTAATCCTTGATTAGCGACATCCCAACCCATTAAAACATTATAATTTGAACCCGATGCTAAATTGTTTCCAGTTCCATACCCATAAATTGTATTACCAGTTCCATTGTCATTATTAGCTAAACTAATTTTAGAATTGTTATCAAGAATCATTCTATCTGTTGTTCCACCAGTTTGAAATCTTAATTTTTTGCCACTAGCAGATTGAAGTTCTATAGAGTTAGTGCTATTATTAAATTGTAAATACCCTTTACTTCCTTGAGAGCCATCATTTCCATTAAAGTCTAATTTTAATCTTGCACTTGAATTACCACTCGTACTTTTCATTGATAAAGTATGACCAGTAGATGCTGAAGATTCTAATTCTAACAAACTATCGGGAGAATCTGTACCGATACCAATGCCAGTATTTGTAATCCTCATTCTTTCGGCATTATTTGTATATATTGCTATTGGGTCATCTGTTAATGTACCCATTTGATAAACAGAAGTAGCTGGTATGTGAAAAACTGTAGTATTGCCAGTATTAACTAATTTAAGACCCGAACCACCAGTAACCTCTAAGGCAACTGATGGAGAACTTGTTCCGATACCAACCGACCCAGCCGTATAATATGCATCAGAACCACTAATTGAGAAAGCACTACTATCAGTACCCCATTCTACTCCAGTACCATTAGCAGAGACTTTAAGCACCTTCCCCGAAGCTGGGGAAGATGCTATGTCAGTAGCTGAAAGACCTTCTGTTAAGACTTTTTTCCAGCTCATTTTCTAAGCACTCACTTGCTCTGAATTCGCCTTACCAGACTTCTTATTGCTCTTGTCAGAAGATTTTATCATTGACTGATAACTTTCTCCTAGTTTTTCAAGAACACCTTGAGCAAATGCAGAATCCTTTGCTTGGATGCTTGTATTTGCTATAGCCTGAATTACGAACTCCATTTCTTGTTGAGTTAGCTTATCCATATGCATTCTCCTTATTTGTTATCATTACGATTCCCATACTTTGAAACCGCCTATTGTACTATCAAACACAAGTTCACCGGGTGTGCCGGTGATCGAGTTTAGCTGTGTAGTTGTTTTGGATTTATATTTAACAGTGCCAGTGCTTTTAACTTCAAATGTTGTAGTACCAGCTTTATCTTTAACTTCTATTACACCATCTTCAGTAACGGTAAAAACATCTGCATCATTACCACTATCATCAACGACAGTAGTTACTACTTGATTATCTGTATTATCTTTTTCGAATTTTATTTTTGGTGAATCATTGTCTGCGGATTTTATTGTACCAGATGCTGTTTTTAATTCATTACAAGTAATGTTTCCATCTGTAAAAATATCACCATCAGTTTGTATTGTAAGCCCAGTTGACCCATAACCACCCCCAAATTGAGATTCTCCATTTATCGTAAGTGTTCCATTTGCTTGAATATTCCCAGTAGAAGAAATCGTTACCCCAGTAGAGCCATAACCACCTCCAAGAGTTGCACTACCAGCAACTATAGCACTTTGAGTCTCAACATTATCTTGAGCAATAAGTTTAGTACCAGATTGAATAGTTCCCCCGGTAGTTATAGTACCATCTACAGTCTGATTTCCATTCATCAATAAATCACCATCAGACTGAAATGTCAATCCAGTATTTCCGTAGCCACCACCAACTTTGGTTTGACCAGCTATTGTAGCAGTACCATCTGTGGTAAGATTTCCATTCATTAGTAAATCACCATCAGACTGAATTGATAGCCCAGTACTACCATATCCACCTCCAAAAGTAGAACCAACAGTCACCGCTAAAGAGTTACCACTTATTAAATCTGTAACTGTTAAATCGTCACCAACATTCAAATCACCAGTAAGTGTTGCATTAACACTATTTAATGTTCCAGCTATCTCTAATGTTTTACCACTTGGAATCTTTAATGTAGTTGTAGAAAGCTGTATAGCTGTTTCTACTCCCTCACCATCTCTTACTGTTTTTAAACTAGATTCAATGCCCTCATTTTGATCACCATCAAAGACAGTTAATAGATCTTTATAGGTGTTAGCAACTGACTTTCCGGATAAGGTAGACATACTATTAATTTCCCTCTTTATACATTATGAAAAAATTCATTAGCGATTTTCCCTTCTATTTCTAGCCCTACTTCTTCTCGCTCTTTTCTTTCTCCCAGAACTTGAAACACTATCTTTCTTATCATTTCTTCTTCTAGCATACCCAAATGCCGACCAAGGAAGATTTTCTGGTACTTTACCTAAATAAGAAGGCCACCAATGCAAAAACTTCCCAACAAAAGGGATATGCTTTGGAGTGCGTAACCCAAGTTTTCCAATGTCTTGTTTAACCGCACCCCATGTATCTCTTAAATCTTTATTTTTATAATACGACTTCCCTATTTTATCTATATCTCTAAGAGGGTCATCTATAATATCTACTGGAGGCATTACTAATTTTATAACGGCTTGAGATAATCCATCTTTTCTAAAGCTGTAAAAGTGATACCTTGATATACCTATTAATCTTAACAAGTTACTAATAACTCGATCCGATAGAGTTGATTCCCTACCAGCCATAAAATCTTTAATCTCATCTGCTCCAGCTTCTGCTAACATTAAAATAAATCCTAAAGTTGCCAATCTTTGAGCCTTGCTCATCCTCACCATTTTTGCTCTAGCCTTATTACCAGTAGCTTCGTAACTATCAGCTACCTCATCTAACATCCTCATCTCATCCTTAAATACATCAAATCTCTTTAATTGATATGTCTTAAGCATATAGAATATTCTACCATTTGAAGAAGCTAGGTAGCCTACCGGCATTTGTGATTTCGCTACTGGCTGAACTCCAAGTATCTCACTATAAGCAAGTAATCTTATATTGTCCGTTTTTTCGCCAGACCTCAACTCTTCTAACACATCTTGAGTCTGCATAGATTCACCAAAAGCCTCTTCAAGCCTTATCATTAGCTCACGATATTCCCTACTACCCTCTTTTCCTTTACGAGCAACTTTTCTATACTTATCAATAATACTATTCACAGTAGTTTCTTTACCTAATCTGTCAAATGCCTTTATACCAGTATATTTAAAAACTATTTCTAAAGCATTTTGTAGTGCGTTCTGATCTTGAAACTCTTTTCCTATACCCTCAATACCTAAGTCTTCAAGTGAAATCCAATTTTTATCTAACTTCTTAGCTTGAGTTAACGACTTTAGAAAATTCTTCATTGTTCTGAAACCACCGGCTCTCGCTGTAGATATACCTAAGTCACCAAGTTGAGTAACTGCCGAAAAGAAAGTACCCATCGTGTCTATGTAGCTAAGAGATTTATATCCTTTTAAGAATGGATTCATTTGGTCACGATTAAAATATGCTTTTAAAAGACTTTGCAATCTTTCTTCATTTTTACCATCTAATTGGTATTTGTTTTTCATGTTAATAACAAATCCCGGTATCATATCATCAAGAGCTAATATGGGCATACCAGCTAAACTTTGTTCTTTTATTCGTTCCTTTTCTAATTCTTTATAGGCTTGGTTCTTACTATATCCACCATCATTTGTATATTTACCAATTTTATTATCCTTAACAAAATATCGATTCCCTTTTTTATGTACAGCATATCGCTTACTAGAACCCATTAAGAATTGTTTTGCCATAGCAAGTTCACTTACATATCCGGCATATTGCATAAGAGATTGTTGAGGTAAAGCATAAAACTTTAACATCTCCGCATCTATCTTTTCAATTTTTCTCTTTTTAAAGTTACCTATACCTTCTTTTGATTGATGATGTCCATGTAGTACAGCGTTAGCTATGTGTGCTTTTTCTTCATAGGTTAAAGGTTCATTGCCCGGGCGAGAATTCTCTGCCTCTTTAAAAGCATCCGTAATCTGCACCCATCTCGAAGTCCCTCCATACTTACCTTCTAAATATTCAACTAATCCAGCGTGGTCAGCCACTAATCTCGGAAAATAATTCTCTAAATAACCAAGGTCATAACCAACAGATTTAGCTACATCGTATAATTGTTCTAATGCTTTTCTAGCTTGTCTAAACTCTTCCATCATGCCATACTGCTTAAATAATCGAGTCGTTCTATAGAATTCTCCATTATTTAAAGCTAAAACAATAGTCATAAAATCTTTTCTTACTTGAGGGTCTTTAAAAGAACGCTTGTACAGATCGTCTAATTTCTTTGAAAACTCTATTGTTTGACCTTCAAACTTTTTAACAAGTTCTATTGTCTTAAACTCAAAATCCTTGAATTGTCTAGGTAAATCTTTGTGGATTCTTCTAACTTGACTGCTAAAGGTTGCTACAGTATCCCTTAATTGCTTTGGTCTATACTCCCTATTGTTCCACCAAGTTCTTATTTTTTCAAAAATAGTTCTTTGATTATCAAACTGATCTTCCACATTGTCATAACTAACTTCATTATCGTAAGCATTTTCTTCAGTTTTTCTATTTGATAAGCCAATATTATAAGATTCACTAAGTTCCGCAAAAAAAGTATCCATATCTTGAGAGTTTCTCCAGCTTAAATTCTTTTCTTTTCCGGATTCAATATCAAGTAATAATTGCTGTAATTGCTCATATATCCTCGCCCTACCAGTAGGTAAGGTCGGGTCTTCACCAAATAACGTACTTAAATCATTATTTATCTGTTGTAGTATTACCTCCTGAGTATTCATATGCATTAATTCATTGTTATCATATAGAACCGATTGAACCACACCCTCCTTTATAATTTTATTATACTTTGCAGACTTACTTCTGACATCTTTCCTTTCTTCTTTATTGTTTATACTAGCTAAATCATCTAAGTATCTTTGCTTACCCTCTTTTTGTCTTTGTTGTGAAGTTGTAAATCTATCACGAGAAACCCAGCGTAATATTTTTCCGCTCATTACCTCTTTGCCGGTTACTGCGTCAGTAAAAGAATAAAGCACCTTTCCATTTCTTTCAGTTACTCCGGAAATCTTTGCTCTACCATTAGGATTTTTCTTTGTAGGATTTGATATACCTTCGATTACCATCCCTATAGGAAGTACTGATTCTTTAATACTTGTAGTATCTTTCGTTTCTTTTTTAGGTTTTGTTTTCTGAGTCTTTTGCTTATTATCTACTTTTTGCTCTTTTACCGGCTCTGATTTGGGCTGGTCTTCTAATGTTAATTGATCTTCCTTTAAAATCTTCTCAATCTCTTCAGAATTATTTTGATATGCTTGGATTTCCTCTGGTGTACCTCTATAATCTCCAGACTTTAATTTTTCAGCAAGTACCTCCGCTTCATTTACTTTAGGAGCTGATAAAAGTTTTTGTTCAGTAGATTGCTGTTCCTCTTTTACTACCGGCTCTTCTTTTTGTGTTTTAGTTTTTTTCGGCTCTGTCTTTACTTTCTTTTTACGATATTGCTCCCTTGCCTTTTTCGCCTTTTCCTTTGTCCATTTATTTCCCTTTTTTAATTCTGCTTGACGCTTTTTATTTACAAAATTCTCTAAGGTTTCTAAATTTTCTTCAGTAGTAATTCGTTGTTCTACTAATACTGGTAGTTCCCCAACTAGAGCGTTGTTTTCTGTTTTAAATTTTGCAAGTTTTGTTAAAAGATTTCTATCCCCAGATGTAAACAATTCAAAAATTTCCAGAGCAATACCATCTGGAAGAATGTCCGATTCTGAAACATCTCTACTAAAACCTAAATTATTTGCAACAAAAGATTTTGATAATAGCTCAACCCCATTGTAGGTGCTATTTGGATTTTGTTCTTTATGCCTTTTAAGCCATGTATCTATCCGGCTTTTTAATTCTGGATTTTTAGAACCAAGTATTTTATAAATGGATTCAACCATCTCTTCAATGATAATGCTTTCATCTTTTGTAGAATCAATAATAATATCAACTGTACCATCTGCATTAGGTATGCTTTGTCCGGGGATAGAAACATCTTTGTAAATAGTTCTACCATCAACATATCCATCATCCTCTGGAGTTAATTCAGTAAGGTTACTAAAGTCTGTATAACCAGCTTTTATTAAATCTTCTTTATCTATATTGTCGACTACTTTACCATCAACAAACTTTACATTTATTTCATCAAATAGCTTTCCAAATGGTTCAGATTCTTGTTGGATTCGAGTTACCGCATCATTATTAGCTTTTTTTCTTGATTCTTCTCTAGTTAGATAAATCTCTTGTTGCTCTTCAATGATTGCGTTGGTTTCTTCTGTGGTGAGCTTTCTAACTCCAGCACCAGCAACTTGAAAACCAGTACCAAATATTGTACCTATTGCGAATTCTTCTCTTTGTTGTGGAGTGGCTAAACTAATTGCTTCTATTAATTCTGGTTCAGCTTCACCAGTTACTGCTGATTTACCAAGTTCGCTAAAATAACCTTGAATTACTTCTTCATAACCTTCAAGTCCAGCACCTACCGCACCTTTTCCCAGCCCAACTATAGTTTTAGCTATTACACCTCTAAATGGTTTTGGAACTCTAGCAAATGCCAAAGTAAGCTCACCAGCATCCAATGCAGATAGATACATATTCTTTTTAAATACATCTGACGCACCTACACCAGCTTCTTCATGGTTATAACCTTCGTCCATTAACTCATTATATAAACCTACTGCTTCAGTTGCTGATTCAAATGGTCTCATTAATAATGCAGTTGAAACCGCTCCGGCTATTGTACCCATTCCAGCTAATTGCGTTCCCCCCATAACTGCTAAAGAACTAGCTAAGAACGAACCGGTTACTGGAATACCTTGAACTACCTTTGTTTGGTAAAAATCCGGATTAGCAAGATCAGACCATTCAAATTCTTTGCCCATCTCTGGAATATAATTTTTTTCCATTATTGCTCGTGCATTTTCTCTCATCTCTTCACCTAGCTCACCATAATTGAATATTCCTTCAGCATCTAAATATTCTAATGCACCACCGGCAAGGTCTTGAGCTTGAGCTACACCAGTTTTCCACGATTTTTCTATTAACTCCGGTTCATATGCCTCTTTTGCTTGTTCCCACCAATTAGGGTCGTTTGTATCTAATTGAAACTCGTTAGGTTGTTCTTCTTGCTCTGGTTGAGAGTCTGCTTCTTTTTGTCCAAGTTCAGCAACCATCTCATTTAAGCTATAGTATCCATCCTTTGCCATCTTCTTTATATCAGAAACAAAATCTGGAAATTGTTCTATTAAATTTTGTACCTCTGGCTCAACTTCTTGAAAGTTGTTTACCCTTTTTACAGCATTGCGTACATTATTGACTTCATCAAACTTTCGTTTATTGATGTTAATCTGTTTAGCATAGTTTTGAACTGTTTCATTATCCTCTGGTAATCCAGACCAGCCACTTGCAAATGTTAAACTATCGCCATTACTTTTTTCCCATCTATCCCTAACGATTTCATTTAAGGCTTCTTCACCGGTTTCAGCATCTGGGAATCTAGCGGTATGATATGTTTTACCTTCGTGATCTGTAAATGATTCTCCCGGCATAGCTCCAAATGTCTCACCAAGATAATTGGTGTATATCATTGCACCGGGATTTAAGTGTTGGTCACTACGACCCCCAGTTCCCCAGCCCTCAAACTGTTTTATTGCATCAGTTATAAATGATAATTCTGGAGGCATTATTACTTAGGAAAGTAAGGATTAGCGTATCCTTGATCCGAGCCGGATGGTAATTTAGATTTTAAAAACTTATTTACAGTCTTAGTATCTCTAGCTAGACCAGAACCCCAACCAAGTAACGCTTTTTTATAACCACTTAACATCTTATGACTAGCAATCCTATCTTCTGGTGTTGAACCAGTTAATTCATTGACCCCATGTGCATAGTATCCAGTTTTTTCATAAGGATTTCCATATTTAGCATAGTGATCTACCAGTCTATCAACTCCTTCTCGCATTTCCTTACTACCCACAGTACCGGATTTTCTATTATTGGTTAATGTGCCACCCTTCATTTCTTGTAATCCGGTAGGCATACCGGTCATAGTCCCAACAGTCATACCACCGCTACCAGTAGGAGTAACACTAATACCCATCTGAGGATCAACTAGAGAAACCTTTTTAGTATTAGTGTCTTGAAATTTTCTTAAACCTCTACCTTCTAATCCTAATTCAGTTGCTTTTTTTGATAAAGCTAATGCTCTTGCCCTACCAAATGGAGACACTTGGTTTGGGTCATTTATTGTTTTTGCAGTACTATCAAACTGAGGAGAATACTGATCTAATCCATATCTTTCATAATTTAACTTATCCTCTATGGAACTATATTCATTAACTCCTTCATTTCTAAGCCTTATTAAATCTTGCTTGTCTTTGTTACTTAATTTGTCCCATCCCGGCATATTCTCAATAGTATCTGTGCTACCTAAAGACATTCCATAATTACCCGGTAAACTGGCTAATGTAGGAGTCTCTGGTAAACTTTGCATTGCGTTGTGTTGCTCCATTACCATTTTGCCCTCTGGTGTATTTCTTAATGCTTCACCTTCACTAATCTTTTTTCCAGTATCTAAATTATAATATTGGTCAGTATTCTTAATTTTTACAGCATTACCAATCATATTATTCTTATCAAGAACCATCCCTTGACTTACTGTTTTAAGTGAACCACTTTTTATATTCTTAGCTTCTTCTTTTATAATCTCGTTCGTAGCATCTTCTTCTGCTTTATTTGTAATCTCATCAACAGTTTTGCCATTTAAGGTTAGATCACCATCTTTATTTTCAGTTATGGTGTCTTTAGGTGAGGTTTTATCCTTAGATGAAGTAACACCGGCATACTTAAATAAGTTATCATATCCTTTTATACCTTTAGCATATCTAGTTGCATTTTCTTCTATTTCGATATTTTCTTTATCATACTGATCGTAAACTGTTTTACTGATTTTCTTTTCTCCAGTACCATCACCAAAGTCAACATAGTATATTCCATCTTTTATTGATATTAAATTTTTTGGATATTTAGCTGTATAGTTTGCATATTTAGTAAACATATCCATTTTAGCTTTATAGTTATCCATAATTCTTTTTGCTTTAGAATTAGAAGTATAAGCCTCTCTATAATCTTGCATTGACTTAGCTTCCAATAAGCCACCATATGCTTTTCTAAACTCATCGCCCCTACCCATTAGTCCACCTCTGATTGTTTCGGTAAAACTTATTTGTACCATAAACATCTGCCATATCAGTTATACCGCCTAACATTTTATCTCGAGCTTCTCCATATGCTTTATATTTTTGCTCCATTAAACCTCTTGTAAGTAAAGCGTTCTCTTGATGATATTGGTTTGCAAATTCATTTTTACTCATTTCATTCTGCACACCTAAACTCATCGCTCTATCACTCATACCCCTAGCCATACTTGCGTCCATGTCAGCACCTACTTGAGTAGCTACTACACTATTTTCCAATCCTTGATTTGTAAGATTGCCCATCATATTAGCCTTAGATGTATTCGCAATATTGAAAGCCGGTCTATTGGCTAATGCTAAAAGTTTACTTTGTTGGTCTGGAGGTATTGCACCCTCCTTAGATAATTTCTTTAAGTAGCTCAACCTAGCTTGTTCAGCCGGTGTTTTCTGGCTCATTTTTTTTGCTCCAGCCCATTGGAAACCGCCTTGGATTACATCGCCAAGAGCTTTCCCTCCATAAGCTAAAGTCATCATTGTTAGTGGGTCTGCCATTATACTTTACTCCCTATAAATTTATATACTTGATTGTCATTGTCTTTAAAATAGATACGAGCCTCATCACTTGAAGGTAATCCGGGGCTTTCAGAATCTTTTCTAACACTAACAAAAACAAATTGTCCAACAGACAACTCATTGCTATTTGGTATTGTTTTACTTGTTCTTACATTATCTTGCTTTGTTCTAATTTTTTCTTCTACAAAACTAATTTTAGCCATCTGCTTCAATCTCCATTCTGTTTATTTTTACATCATTAGCTGATGCACTTGTTGATAGTTTAATCATAAGCTGATTACATCTTATTGGTACTTTTATCTCAGCTTGTTTTTTCGATGATGTAAATGTTGAATTATCTGTATAAACAGCGGTTGATGAGTCACCATCTTTATAAAAAGTAGCTGTAATTGTATCACCACTATCATAACTCAGATTAAATCTTCTTAATTGAATATCATATTGGTCTGAAAGACTTGAAAAATTAATCCAACCAGTAGTTCTTAAAGTTTGTAAGGTCGCAGATGATGTTGAATCATCTAATTTGACAATCGAAGCCTCAGTAACCCCATTATTATTCACAGAACTGAGTACATTAATATCCTTATCTAAAAAGATAAATTTTCCAGTATTGTTACCAGAAAAATCATTTTTAAACTTTGACCATGTTGCTGTATCTAAATTGTATTCCCATAATCCAGCATTAGTAACTGCACTACCTAATTCACCAATTAGACAAGATATTGAATTTCTTTTTGAATTATATACAAATGTACTCGCTTTTTTATAAGCGGATGAAAACCCTTGCCAAATATCTTTAATAGCTTCACCAATGGCTATTATCTTCCAATCATTTGTTAGTTGGTAAATATTATGTTCCCCAGCAAAAAATAAGCTCGTTTTTGTACGAACAACAGAATAAGGAGCAATACAACCAATATTCTCCTCAGACTCTACCAAAGACCACATTTTAGGGTCATTTGAAGGTATATATAGCTGATATATTCCATTTTCCATTAATACAGCTAAACTATCACCTATTTTTTTTAAAGCGACAATACCACCACCTTGCTTGTCTTTTATCTGTATATAGTTTGATATTGGATGGATATCCGGTTGGTTAAGGTCGCTATAAACTAAAAAGTTTGAATGGTCTTCTGCGTCTTCGTCTGGGTCTAGCCTCACATTTCCATAAAATCTTCTAGCACCAACATCCTCAGAAACAATATGCCTTAATGACAGTTTATCCTCATTAACACTATGCGGTGTTTGATCAATAAGCCCATCATCGTATAATGTAACTTTAACGACACCAGTATTTGCGGTGTAACCTACATGGTAGTTATTAAAAACAACTTCAATATTTTCAGCGGTATTAGCAGTACCCATCGACTTTGACATCTTCAAGGCATTGGTATCATTATCTATAATAGATGCGAATTCACCACTAGCTCTTTTAATTATAAATGAATCGTATTCAGATTTCTTTGTAAAAGCACCCGGTTTATATAAAACATTTTCACCAGTATATCCACCGGTTTGATTTGCATTAAAATAGCCAACTATCTGTTGCCCAGCCTGATCTTCGTTATAGTTTATTTGAAATTCAGCGTTCATTAAATCAAGACCGGTAATATTTCCACCAGTAACCTTTAAATATTGTTTACTATTATTAGAATCTGTACCAAACCAAACATTAGTACTAATCTCTGATATATCCGTTCCATTAACTAAATATGAGCCATCTGGATTATATAAAATTAATTTGGGAGTATAGTTTGAAGATTGACCCATCAGCGTATTAAAGTCAGTAGCGTTAGTTATTGGATTTCCATTCATGTAAAAACGCTGATAGCATGGAGTAACAGTATTAATTGTTTCTTGAGTATTTGTAGTTGATTTTGTATTAAGCGTAGCCGAAGATACTTTGTAATATGATTTTGTAGCAGAAGTGCTATCCGCTATTGCCCGATATATATTAACTCCGGTCAATCTTTTATTCATATCGTTAACAAGCATATTTAATTCAAATAAGACAGCCTTATCTGCCCCAATAAGGTTTTTAAATATATTGTTATCATTATCGTTAAACTTATATTCTTGATTTCCATCAAATATCGGCACAGCCTTATAAAAATAATATTTAGTAGCATCTATAGTAGAACTTTCTCGAGCTACTGTATCAATAGCATAAGTCCATGTAGCTGGATAACTTGGTTCTTGACGATCAATTACAACATAATCATCATCAGAATTTCCAGTTGAGTAAGGATTGTATGTACCTCCAAACCACTTTCTATCCTTTAAAAATTGTATAATCTGGGAGTCCTCATTCAATCCCATAGCTAAACGAACTTCCTCACCCACTTGCTCAATGCGTATGTCGTCCGGCTGAGTACCGGTAAAAGTTTTTAAGAGCAGTATATTTGCAAAATCATGGTCAGCAAACCAAATCTTCTTTGGAGTTTTTTCATAAAATATCCAACCATACCCCTCTTCTAGTTTTGGGTGTGTCCATTGAATAGCTTGTTCTATATTGAAAGGATTACCGCCATTTGATGCGGTCAAGTCTTTTACAACAGTATGCCCATCTTGCTTAATAAGCCTACCGCTAACATCGGTTTTGAAGTTAAGCATATTGATACAAGCGTTATTCGATATATCTTCCGGGTCAGCATTCGTTACAATCCCTCCATTAAAATTTCCAATAGGTATAATCATTAATAGAGTGACCCTCCAGATAGGTCTGTAACAGTCATAGTCATATTACTAGAACCCTTACCAACATGAGTTTCTTTAGCTTTTTCTCTATTTGCATAATATCTATTTAAGTAGATAGTTGCTCTTTGTTGGTCGCCTACATCCTCTGCCATCATTGCCTTTGCATAATCGACTAAGTAATCATGGTAAATAGAATCAATTATCGGAGATTGACCAGCTTCTGTAAAATCATATATAGCACCAATCACCTTCGCTTTTGCACCCAACCCATAATCATCCCAACTAGCAAATAAAGTGTCAAATGAACCTAGTGATGTTGTCCACATACCAACCTCATTATTATTAGTGTATATATCTTCAGCTTGTTGAAAAGTCCCAGAAACAGAAGAAAGAACCAATGTCCCACTACTCTCATCTGATTCATCATGCTCAATTATAGCAGTAGCATTTGAAGTTTTACCCTTGATTTGATCGCCATCTCTAAACATTCCAGATGTTAATGTGTTATACTGTAATTTTTTGTAAGCGGTTTCACTTTCCTCTACATTATGAGGAATAGCTGAATATCTAAAATGTATCTTTCCGTCTACTTGCGGTTTAGGATATAAAGCTAAATTATTGTTTTCTATAAAGTAATGTGACGGCTTTCCCTGAAGTAATGTATTAGATGCATTTCTTCTAGGGTATTGATTGTTAAACTGATCTAAAACCAGACCATCATATTCAACATTCCATTTTAATTCTATAAAATCATCTGGTAGTTTGTTCTTAACAACACCACCTTCTGCGTATATAAGTCTTTCCCTCTCGTAACATTTAGTATATAAAGAAAAATCTCTTTCTGCCTCAACTAAATATTTCTTTGCTTTTTTCCTATGTATCATGTCACTACCAAATGGTAGGACAGCTTTATCTACTAATATTGACCACTTCATGCTGTATATGCGTTAATTATGTCCATAGCGTTTGAGTACGCTAAATTGGCTCGTTCCATTCTATTGTCTGATTTCCAACAGATATACTCAGCAAAATCAACTATCGCATAATGCAAGGCACTATTTAATTCGTGAGTAGTATCATCGGCTGAAATAGCTGTAGGCTCTTTTAAATAATAAACTGTTACATTAGCTGAAGGTGTAGGATTCAAATGAATTGTCGTCCCAAGTCGATGAAAGTACCCCAGTTTATCTGTAGCACTTGGAGCTAAAAAAGAATTCTCTATTCTTTCTAAATCGCTTAACTCTATCTCATGCCATATTATAGCGTTAGAACCTTGAACGATACGCATAATAGCATTGCGAAATGGTTTAGCACCAAGTTTTTCAACTGAACTGGCAGATTCAAATACAAAACTACTCTTATATGAACCGCTCACATTCATATCTATCTCAGTAGAAGTCGTTAACTCCGTTATTAAAGAAGGAGGTACGATACTACAAACACGAGAAAGCCCATCATTTAGGGCTTTTAATTTGTCAGCAGAAGAAAAAATATCTTCGTTTGGGTCTTCCAATCTGAACTTTAGTTCAGCTAACATTTCATTAGGCGATAAGCCTATTGTATTTGAGCTGTTTTCTTCAGCCATTTATTAATTCCTTAATATACCCCCGGGCAGAAAACCGGGGGCAAGTTTTTGATTTACTTTACTTAGTGAAGTACTAGTTTACCAGCACCAGTACAAGTACCGATTGCATCAGCACCATTACTAGCGGATAAAGCACCAGATGTTAAAACACCGGCATTACTAACAGCGGTAACTACTTGTCCAGCAGTACCACCACTAACAGCAGTAGCTTCACCTCTTACTGTAACCCATCCATAAACTGTATCAGCAATCGCTTCTTCTGCGATGCCGTATTTACCCGGCATTGAAGTTGTAGCAACTGCGTGTACCTTACATACCCACTCAGAACCATCAGCACTTAATGCCAATGCGACTGGGTATCCAGCGGTAACAGCTCCACTAGCCTTTGCCCAAACTTTTTGTTGGGCTGTAGGGTCACCAGCAGATTTACCAAAAGGCATACTCATATCAGCAACTCCTAATAAGACTCAGCAAGATCGTCAATTAGACCTTGCCTTGAAGGGTTTGAGCAAGTTAAAGCACCTAACCAAAGAATTTTTGCAATTCTTGCGTCTTGGTTAACCGGTTTCTGAAAACCTTCAAAAGTAAAATCTCTTTTTCTGTGATGACGAAAACCTAAGTAATTCTCATTCAAGAAATACATTTGTCCGGGTGGACAATGTTCGTCTACAAAAACTGGGATTCCACGATATTTAAGTTCCATAAAACCAGCGTCACCAACACCAGCAGTTGAACCAGCAAACCTTTTCTGGTCAGAAAGAGCTTCTTCAAGAGCATCAAAAATAATCTGTGTTGTCACGATCATTGTTGGTGAATCAGAGCCTTTGGTCAATGAACCAAATGCCCTTCTCATTTCACTTTCAATAATAGTAACAGTTTGAGCATAACTAGCTACATCAGTTACGGCAGAATTACTCCCAGCGTCCCTTATATAACCACCATCCCACCAAGGATAATCAGTACTATTGATTCCCCCAAGTGTGCGGTCTACTTTGATTAAATGTTGAAGTCCTACGAATTTGCCATCAGACCCAGTACCAGTACCATAAAGCGTGTCACCAAAAAGTTCTTTTAATCCAACTTCCATGTTCTTCACTTTAGCTTCTAGTAGGTCGATAACTCTCTCTTTACCATCATTCAAGGCTTCTTCTTTACCACTTATAGTGATTGTACCATAGGCTTGTACCCAATCGTACTGAGCATCCGTAAAAACTTCAGTTGGAGATGTATCAAGTACATCATATCCAGAATAGAAGCCTTTAGCTGTTTGCCTAGCATATTCGACTGGTTGTAAGACTTTGTTACCACCGGCAGTAGCTTTAGAAGCACCGAGAAGTCTATGAGTTAACACATTAGATTTCTTAATGTTGTCAACCATATTAGGTATATACTGATCTTTAGTTAGTGCAGATAAATTATCATAATTTAGAGCCATTTATCTTTTCCTTACTTAAAAACATTATATTTATCAAAAGCTAATTCCCTCGCCTCATTATAATTTTCCGCTTTCTTGATTTTAACCTCGTGATCACCACGAGCTTTTCCATCAGACTCCGGAATAGATTTAAGTTCTTTAGCTTCTGTTTCTAATTTCATTGCCTTTAATACTGAACTTTCTGAAGACCCAGAATTCGATGCCAAAGTAAATGCATCCTCTAAGTTGGGAATATTACGCTCGATTGCTGTATTAATTACTTCTGCTACAGCATCCGGACGCTCACCCAATTCGGGGTGTTCGTTGATTAGCTGGGCGATTTCAGCGTCAACCGCCTTCTGCACTTCCATTTGAGCGATTCGATCCTCTAGTTGAGTAACACGATCATCCGATTTAGTGTTTACCTCTTCTTCTGGTTCATTCTTATTAGACACTTCAATAGTTTCATTTAGCGACTGTAATATTGGATGGTCATCCCCAAGCACATCTTTCAATGTATTTATTGTGTCTTCATCATTAACAACAGCGTTTATATTATCAATTTTAGCTTTGAGAGCTTTCCGTTCATCTGATAAAGATTGTGCTTTTTGTGTATTTGATGATTGCCATTCCTTTTTATTCCTAGAGTCTTCCATCGCCTCCCTTATTTGTTCGACACTATAAACTTCTCCATCGAGAGTTAGTTCATTCAAATGTTGAGGCTCTGGTTGTTCTTCTATTGAAGGTTGCTGTTCAGAATTCTCTGGTTGCTCCTCGGAGGGAGTCGCAGATTGTTCTTCGGTAGTTGACTCACCGACGGCTTCCGTTGTGGTGTCAGAAGTTTCATCCGCTGTAAACAACGAATCAGCCACTTCGCCCGACACTTCCACACCATAAGTTCCACCTATTATATTTTCTGAAGACATATATACTCCATGTTATTACTTAAATTTCTTATTGTACTCATTAGGATAAAATTCAATTAACCAGACACTTCTGGCGGTAAGTTTGCCATTTGTTCCGGGTTTTTTCTAAGGTTATCAAAAACCTCATCTTCTGTTCCCCCATATTGACTTAATGGATTCTCTGCTTGTTTAGCTTCCTCTTTTTGTTGACGCATTAAAGCAATCAATCTTTCTTTTGCTGGAAGATTCATATGTTCAACAACATACTCTGGGTCAGTAACAATCCCTAATTGAGCTAGTTGCAATATCTTATTTTCAACAAATTGTTTATTCTCCGGCATCATCGAACCAGCCCTACATCTTATATGCATATCAAAGTCAGCAAACATAATTCCCATAACAGAACGAACCTCTTGATTCCCTTCTGTATCATAATAAGGAACATTTAAAACTGTAGTACCTAAGTTCTTAAACATGGCCATCCACATTGTTCCAAGGCATTGTACTGCTTTTTCAACAGACCTAGACTTATAATCTATCTTTGTTGTACTTGCTTGGCGGTAAATTTGAGCCTGAACACCCGATGTTACATTACTTGAGTCCTTACCTTGCGTAGCTTTATTTACACCGCTAATTGTCTCAAATACATTTTCTAATTGTTGGTAAAAGTTGAATACATAATTAGGCATTGAGGCCGGTTGTTGCATTGAAACTTGTCCAGAGCCACGCTTTCTTATTATTTGTCCCGGTTTATTTGTGATCTGGTCTTGAACATCTGTATTTTGGTCAACTATCCACATCGGATTAGCGGTCATATGGATATTATCCATTGTCTGACTAATAACTCTATCCATTGCCAAGTTAATTGATTTCAATCTTCTTGGTTCTGGCTTTCCCCAAAATGAATGTGCTGAACCACCATTTTTTATATTGATAAATGGGAATGGATGCCCAATATGATTTTTCTTATTGAAGAAAGGATACTTAGAACGACCTTCATACAAAAGTACGTTATTTGCCACAGCACACATTTTAACTTGTCCGGGTACATAGTCCTTATCATCTTCTTTATATCCACCTCTACTGTATATTTCAATTAATAATGCCCTTTCTTCCAAGTCTTTCATTGCATGAGCTTTATCCTTAAAGTAATTAGTCTCCTTACTTTGAGTGTCAGTAACTTGGACATAACTGTCTCCACCGCCTTTTTGATTCATCTTTAAGGCTTCATGCTTTGATAAATTGCTTTCTGATTTAACATATTTACCATTTTCATACATTTCCTTTAATTTCCATATCGGAGTAGGTGTAGCGATTAAGCACCAGTCAGCATTTTCAAGTTTAGTAGCAGAAGGATTTGTATAAAAATTAAATGGGTCAACAACATCACAATCCGGTAAATCATCGTCCGGATTCCAATGCACTTTTAAAATTCCATTACCATATATTAAATAATCAAGTAACCACTCAGAAACTAAGTTCTGCATATCCCTTATCATCCAGAATTCATCCATAACAGCTTGAGCTGTATCTGCATATGTCTGTGCTTTTTGGTCGTTTCCTATTGCAATTACATCAATTCTTGGCGGTCTGGAAGATAAAACCGGTATCATAGTGTCTATAGCAGAGGCAATAAACTCCAAAGTAATCTGATTCTTAAATTCCGGCATATTCATACCTTCCCAATGATGCCCCATATATAAAGCCTCAGACTCTCTCCATATCTTTTCGGTGCTTTCCCTAGCTTTTTTTGCTACAGAAAACATATTATTAACACGATCAATCGTCTTTTGCTCTTTTTCGCTAGGCTTATATTCTTTATCCATTAAAAAATTTCCTTATGTTTCTATTTACGAAGTAAAGATGATTGAGGTCATTTTCACTTAACTTAATATTTAAGGTTAAATCATACATATTCTTTAATTTATTAAGTTTATTTTTAATTTTCTTTCTTATCACGACTCTGGGATACCGATCTCAATATTTTCACTAAAATCTTTAGCAATAAAAATATCCACCACTTTTTCAATCGCCTTAGAAAGTTCATACTGTTCGATTTCGTTTTCAGATATTTCAATAAGGTCGTCCGCATCTATTTCCCTTTTTATCCATTTTTTTGTAGTGGTGTTATATGTTTCTATTATCAATTCCTTACTCCAGAATAATCATCATCTAGTTGCTTTAACTTATCTAATTCTTTTTGCAACCAAGGTTTTGGCTTCTCTGGTTCATTAGGGCTACCAAGATGCATCAGTCCGTAACGCAAACTATCAACAGCGTGATCCTCCCCATGCGTATTTAGGTCTTCCGGTCTAGTATTGCTATACGTTTGCATCGGAAAAGTTTTAATTAAGTACTTGCATTGTGGGAATATTTTAAGCATAGGTTCTTTACCTTCCTTTTCATTCCAATCCAAGTATTCTCTTACAACATTCCAGCCGGATGCCCGGTCATTATTTGCTCGTTGGCAAGGAATTCCATTCACTAACATAATGTCAGCAATAGACATATGAGAAGGCATGACACCATCTGATCTGTTTGTGTTTTGAGGATTGCGAATCCACATAGAAGGGTCACATATGGTACTCATATATTCCTCATCACCACTTAATTCATTTATTTTAGCTATATGTCTATTTAATTCTGTTTCTTTTTCAGCGTGTTCACGATATACATACACATTCCGGTCATTATCTACTGCTACCCATAGGCAAACAAAATAGTTTCTAAATCCATAGTCAATCATTCTGTACTTATACCACGATTCTGGAATTTCAAATGGTTCTATTACATGCTTTTCTTGTCTAAATCTTGTAAAAAACTGACCTTCATATACATCCCAATCTCCTTCATACCACATCTTTCTCATTTCTTCCGGTAAGGATTTCAAATAATTAACATAGTCCGGGTCAGTATCTACTAAAGTGGGATTATCTTCAATTTTAGATGGTATAAATATCTTCGTTCTGCCGGAATCCTTATCTTTTACAATTTTATTTCTACCACATTCAATAAATCTATCTTTTACCCACGCATGTCCAATGTTTCCGGGGTTAGTAGTTAAGAAGATTCTTGGTTTTAGGCTCTTACTTGAACTTCTACATGAACTAATTAAGCGTAAATAGTCCATTTCAGTAGGGATAAGAGTAAGCTCCTCTATTAGTATTGAGCTATATTCGTGTCCTAAATACTTTGTATAGGCTTGATCTTCTGATAGGTGTCCGGTTCTAAACTTTGCTCCGGAAGGAAACCTAAATTCTGCCGGGTTACCGGTTACTTGAACACCCATCGTACGATAAAAGAATCTAGCCCGGTCAATCCAATCTCGTAAATCATCATAATTCCTACGCACAACTAAAGCTCTATAACTTGGGTTTGTTATATAATCCGGATGCACTAACCAAGCCATACCGGCCATCGTCTTACCACCCCCCCTAGCACCTCCAAATAATACTTCGAACGCATCTACTTGTAAAGCAAAGGTTTGTTGACCAGCATGAGGCTTCCAGACTACTTTATCTTTCATTTTCGTTTCTTTTTAAATCCGGTAAGTGGGTTTAGTGATAATTCTTCATACCAACTCATTACTTTAGCAATCTCCTCTTCATGTTTTGCCTCAAGTTTTAATACTCTTTCGTGAAGTTCAGTTACATCCATGTGAAGCTGTCCAATTTTGCTTTGAGTATTATACCAGTAATAAGTAGCCGTAGAGACAAGAAAAAACAAATAAAGCAAAGCCCGGATATTGATACGCACGATATAGTTATCGTCCACTCGATCCATTTTAACCGACCTCGCATCAGCTTTCAAACTATGCCTCTGCTGAATTATTTTTATTTTTTTCTATTTTAGGAACAGCTTGTGACTCTCTAGTAATGCTTTTTTCTGGTAAAACAATAACACCCGGTGATATATCACCCTCGATCTTAAGCTCAGATGCTTTTAAGCTAGGAGCAATTCGGTCGATAAGGATGTTAATAGCCTTGACGTGATTCGGATGTTCTTCATTCATCGCTATATTAAATAGTTTTTGTAGTAGGTCTGGGGTCTTTGGATGATTTCTTATCCACTCACCCCAATGAGTAGCGTTCTTTTTTATAGGAGGTTTCTTAGCCATTAGAAACCAACATTATTATAATGTAAATAGTTAGTAAGATGCATATATATACCGCTATAGCTGTTAGTTCGTGTTTTTTCATAGTGTCAATTAGTGATAAAAGTTAAGCAAAAACTCTGCCTGAAAAAATTAATACCTTACCATGAATGAAATGACCGGTACAATTCCGATCATGGGGGTGGGGGTCTTCGTCTATATATATTGTTCGTGAACGTCTTTTATCTTATGCGTAATGGCACTATTATGTCACCTTTTCTACTTTCTCCCTCGGTACATCGAGGGTTCTAAACCCTCAATGATATACTTCCACCCTCGGCATAGCCTCGAGCGTTAACAAATCTAAAATAGTTGGGAGTTTGTGCGGTTTAAAATGGTGACTTTTGACGCTCAATTTTACACACTTTGCCACACTAAATAAAATTATTTTACTGTCGTGAACTACCACTAATTACTAAATACTTCTTGCATCAATTGCTACAAATGTGTAGTATGTGGCATTAGTTTTATTGCTTTTTCTCAATTTATGATTTCTTAACGGCCTCCGAGCTAGTCGCCATGACGGGGTTGGAAATCTGAAGGCGTCCCGAGGGACAGCGTCTAAAAACTCTAAGCAGTCGAGCCGACTAATACTATCAATAAGCAAACAACGACACACCAACCGCAGAGCGTATATAAACGACACGAACAACAAAGCCTATAAATAAAAGCACGAAGACGAACCGCCCGACTGAAGCAGAGTATAAAAAATACCTCCTCCATTTATGAGAGGCGACCCGGGACGCTTTCCCCTTTCCCGGGAAAATTTATTTTACTAACTAATGGAGGTTATCAAATGAAAGCTATATTAAAAATCGAAGAAGATTTCTTTACAGTAGTGGCTTATTGGTCTTATGAATTGCAAGAATATAAAATCGTTATTAGGTACTATAACGAAGACCGGAAAAAATACAAGACCGAAGAATGCTTCGAGACAGAAAAAGAACCGGCACAAGATACAGCGTACGCAATTTATAACAGCTTAAAAAACAAGAGTTGCTCAGAGCTTAAAAGATTATAGAAAAATATAAATCTATGATCTATTGATAAAAACCCTAGCCCCGAGGGTAAACGGGGCAAGAATTTTAATAAAAAACCAAATAATGGAGGTTATCAAGTGGATAAGGAAATAAAAGCACTCTGGGACTACTTAATAGAAACGCAACTAGTGACAGCAGACGAAGTTCGACTAGTTACGGCTATTAATGGGACGAACTTAGAATCGTTTGAAGACATGCTATATGTTAGAACCGGATACAGAGATTTAGAACAAATCTTAGAAGCTGAAGCTGAATAAAAAGACCTAGCCGGGAGGCTAATAAAACCCGGCAAAATTTTTCTCAATAAAAACAAAATGGAGGTTATACAATGTCAACAAGAGCAAATATCGCTGTAGAAGGAACAGAAATAAAAATATATAAGCATTCAGACGGCTACCCGGAATATATGATTCCTAGATTAATCAAGATTGCTGATAAATTTTTAGAGAATAGAGGGAACGACCCCCACTATCTCCCGGCCTATATTCTTAGGGAATTTAAGATAATAGAAGAAGAAGAATCTAAAGACTGGTACACAGACTACAAAGACCCTATCAAATCAAAAGACAGAAATGATTGTCTAGGTTGGGGAATTCAAACTGACTTCAGCGAAGATATTGATTTTATGTATAAGGTTAATTTAACAGAAGATAATCATTTCATAAATGTCTATAGGATTTATGGGGATTTTAATGATCATATTTTAAGTCGTTTTAAAGTAATAGATACTATTGATTTAAACATGAAGGAATATGATTATAAACTAGATTAACAAAACCAGACCCGCTCGGGGGCAAATAATACCGAGCAAAATTTTTCTTAACTAATGGAGGTAATAATCATGTTTAACAATCAAGTAATAACAGTTAGAACGCCCAACAGAGACGGACTTTGTGGAGTCTATACGGATTGGCTAGAGTTCTCTGAGGACTTAGACAAATTCCACTCTAAAATAAAAAATAGTATGGATGATTTTATTAAAAATTCTAAATATTTGAAGGATGGTGATATAATCTTGCCAACGCCGTCAATACTAAGAAGAAGAGTCACAAATGGATTACTAGCAGATGGCTTTGCAAGTGTTCCTATTGAGGATGCAGAAGGCGAATTCTATTTAGAAATTGAATTATGGGATAAAAATAGTTCTAGGTACTTTACAGAATAGTTAACAAACCACGACCCAACCCGGGGGCGAACAATACCGGGAAAGATTTTTCTTAAACAATGGAGGTAATAACATGAAAACATACGATGTAGTCGTTTATGAAACTGTGAAAAAAGTAATCGAAGTAAAAGCTAAATCAAACGAAGATGCTGAAGATTATTTTTATCATGAATGGGAAAAAGGTTACCCAGATAATCATAAACTTGTAAGAAAGCAAGTAGTTGATTATGAAACAATAAGTGTCAATATAACCCCTCCCGGTATTCTCCGTAGAAGAAAGGAAAGGCGGTTAAAACTATAACCACAACCCTACCCGGGAGGGTAAACCCGGGAAAGATTTTTCTCAATAAAAAAACAAATGGAGGTAATACAATGGAAACGAATAGTATCTATGAAGTATATCTAAAGATAGTTCCAGAGAAGGGACACAAAAAGACCCTTGATTTTATACTAGATGTTTTAACTATGGGATTTAGTGCATCATGGGATGATGACCAACGCAAAACCCAAATTAAAATATTAGAAAATAAAATAAATGAGGTAATACAATGAAAATAGTAGAGCTAAAACTGAATAAAGGTATTGATATTACGGCTAGGGAATTCGACAAGATAACCGGAGAGCCGATTTATAGAATACTTGGAAGCGGTCGAAGTGTTGCTGATACTGTAATAAAATTGGATTTATATGGTGATGGTGTATTTGATATAAAATTTCGAGTACATGATGCTTTTATTGAACAAGATTATAAAATGTATTATAACAGAATTAGCAA